AGGATTTAGTGATCCGCCTTTGCTACGAACTTACCGAAATGGGCAATGAGTACGGCGAAGATGTTCAGCGGGTGCAGGGTATCTATTCGCCAATGGTGCCGGATTCAGAAGTCATGACGCGCCTGGTCAAATGGGAAAAGGTTGTTAAGTTGACCGAAGTGTCAGCGGAGGCTGGTTTTTCTAGCGGCATTGCCGCCCCTTGGAGTTCTGTCAATAACTTTATGGGGCCGGAGCGCCGACGGTTAGAGCTGGAACTAAAAGCCCGGGGGTTTAACAGTGATGAATATGAAATTGGGCTGTTGCTTAAGGGCTGTAGCCTAAATGCAGGTGCCAAAATGCGGCTTTTCTACCGGAACGGCAGACTACAGGAGGAACCATTCCGATCTGACAAGGTTCAGATCAATCCTATTGATACATAAAAATAGTTTCAATTCCGGTTGGATTTCTATGCTGTATGCATAAACAGTAGTTGTAAGCAGAGGAGAGAACATGCAGGACTATCTTTTGGAGTCGGTGAAGCTTCAGCGTATTGATTTCTTTTTAAAACTTGTTGCTGTCAGTGATTGTAGTGATCAAGAAAAGCGCATGGCAATTGAGTGGGTTTCCGAACTCACAGATGAGTTAATGGCGCGTCTGCGAAAGCATGAATACAGCCTTTCAATGAACCAGGCTGAATGATAAAAGGCCCAACATAACTGCGAGCCGTGAGTTCATGACCATGCTGCATGAAATCGCATGATCCCAAAAGGATCTCTAATGCTCAGGCCCGCCAGTATTGGCGGGCCTTTGTATATGTTATGCACCTGCATGAAAACCGCTGCATAAAGCGCGCAGGCGTGGCGGGGCTACGAGCGCGCGCTAGCGCTACTCTAGGTTTGATTTCAAATGTCAAACATTTTGTGATAAGTTAGGAACAATCCTGACGGTAAGGGAATTTTCGGCCGTAATTTTTTTCTAATTTAATTGGAAGGTATATGAAGGAATCATTTAGCGCATCATTGATTATTCAAGGCAGACATAGGTTTTATAGTCTTACGCTACCTATTAATGTCATAGCAAGTTGCTGTTCACCAAATCCTCGAAGTGAGGATCCTGAAGAGGGATTTCAAAGGAGCTTGGATGCAGCGCGCGCAGAGTCAATATCTGAATACATTGCTAATGGTGGTGTAATACCTTCCAGTATCATTTTATCTGCGCAAGCATCAGCAGATTTTGAATACAACAGCGGAAAGAAAACTCTAAGTTTTAATAACGATTTGAAGTCATTTCTAATTATAGATGGGCAACATCGAGTTTATGGATTTAGAAAACTCTATGAGCGTGGATTCGATGACAGAAAGTTGCGCATACCGGTCGTGATATTCTCTGACCTAACCCCTATTGATGAAGCTAGGCTGTTTATCGACGTAAACACTCTTCAGAAACCAGTGCCAAAAGAGTTGTTATTAGATATAAAAAAATTAGCAGAAACGGAAAATGCTGAAGAAGAAATGTTGGATTTAATTTTCACTACTTTTGAAAAAAATTCGATGAGTGCATTAGCAGGAAAGTTATCTCGATTTGAAAAGAAAAGAAATTTAATTTCAAAAGTTACTTTTTATGAAGCATTTAAACTCATCTTGCGCGCATTCGATATTTCAAGCCCTCAGAGACTGTTTGAAATATTGAATGCATATTTGTTCGCAGCACAAGATTTGTTAGATTCTCAAGGTGTGAGCTTTGATGAAATAATCGTCAAGCCGACATCATTTAAAATACTGATAGGACATAGCAAAGCAGTTATTGCCATGATATTTGATAACTCACCTGATTCTGCAAGTATGATTAGTGAGCATAAGAAATATTTAAAAAGAAGTTTAAATGGAAATATAACGACTGTATTGAATAATAGAGCAACTATAAAATCAATTGAACTTCTTGATAACAAGTTACTTAAAAGAAATATAGTTATATGACGAATATTGTAAAAGTTGAACGCCTTATCAAGGGGATAAACTGCCCCCTTGTTTTGGGGGCTAAACGTATAGCTCATGGAAGGACCATTGAAAAAATTGGTGACCTTAATTTCACATTGACAAATGTTTCGTCCCCCCCTAACCAGAAACTAACTCTTAACATGTTGGACTCTAATGAATTTGCATGGTTTATGGCAGGAGAAGCGAATAGGTTTTTTTTGGCGTCAATGATCTCCTTAAATAGATCACAGCAAAATGAAAGTGAAAATATATCTTGGCAGATAGTTGAGCATTATTATGCTGCATACTATGCTGTCCACTATCTTATTCGTGTCGTAGGTTTGAGTATTACAAATATAGACAAGCCAACAATGCAAGTTATACTTCGTTCAAATTTCACTGGAAGCACATTTCAGAATCTTGAGAGCGGACTGAATTTAATGAGATATGATTCATCGTGTCAAACCATAACCTTAGAAAAGAAGGATAAAAAGGGAGGTTCTCATATTGATGCATGGGCTGCTTGGGTATCCGTAATAGAAAGTTTACTACAGCAAGCTAATACAGATATTGAAGAGTATGCAGAAAGCTCGGTATCTCTTTCTGAACACCTCGTATTTATTAAAAGAAGTAATGATACTTTTAGCCCAACAGTGATAAGAAATGAAATCAATTATCAATTTTCTAACAATGCTTGGTGTTTTGATGGGTTGACCCTGCAAAAAATTAATCGTATTAGGAGAGCCATCGCGAACAATAGTATGATTCTCAAGGATCGGGGTGATATGTTAGAGAACTTAGTATGTAATAATAACTTCATAATATCACTTGCCAAAAAAGTATTCACATCTGGAACAGAGAGCCATACAAATAGTGTTGGTAAGGTTTTGTTGCATAAATTTAAAAGGAAAATCCCAACTTTAGTATAATTTCTGGTGGTGATTTTACTAAGATTATTATTTTAAAGCGCATTTTAATTGGTTTATTCAATGGGCCTTGTTTTTAATTTTTGAAGTAAATCCCCAAAAGCTATTATTTTTCTTTGTAGGTAGATGTTTATGTTTTATCTGGGAGGTGTTATTAAAAGGGGTAATTAATTTCCTAATGAAATAATCGATATTCGAACTTGGGGTATAGCATTTTTGCATTGCCCATACTTTATTATAAGTATGGGAGATTTTTTATTTATTTATTTTTTCTGTTAAAAAATAGTTTTCGAAATTGATCACTTTATCTCCTAGCCAGGTATTAAGTTCTTCTAGACGCTTTTGAAGAGGGAGCAATTCATTCCGCACAAATACAAAACTTGCTTTTTCCACATCCCCAAATCCCCCAACATTATTCGGCATAATCCCCATCATCTGCGGCGGCACGCGGTGTGCGGCCATCATGTCGTCACGGCTCACGTTTTTGATATTAAGAAACTCATCCTTAGCCGCCACTTCTGACAGTGGGATGATTTGGATTCCGTCCTTCTTCCCGTTCGGCGAGTACATAAACAGGTTGCGGAAGTTGCCCGGCCCCTTGGCGCTTTTCATTGCCTGGCGGATATTGTTTACGTCTTCCTGATTCTGTGCCGCATCGGTCATGTACATCATGAAACCGGCGTGGCTGCCGTTCAGGTAGTATTTGCGACGGAACAGCGTTGCCGAATCGTTTAGCAGGGTGGACGGGATCAGCGGACGAATCAGCCGGGGGGATTATGAATCTGCAGACCGTTAAGCGCTGCGCCGTGGGCGTCGTGCTGGCGCTGGCCGCCACGATACCCGGTTTTCAGCAGCTGCATACCTCCGTGGAGGGGCTGCGGCTGATTGCCGACTACTAGGGGTGCCGCCTGCAGTCGTACCAGTGCAGCGCGGGAAAGTGGACCGACGGCATTGGTAATACGTCCGGCGTGGTGCCGGGTAAGTCCATCACGGAACGGCAGGCGGCGGGGAATTTCATCACCAACGTGCTGCGCACTGAGGCGGCACTGGCGCGCTGCGTGGCGGTCTCCATGCCGCAGCAGGTTTATGACGCGCTGGTGTCGCTGGCGTTCAACGTCGGAACCGGCAACGTGTGCGGCTCAACGATGGTGTCGCTGCTGAAAAAAGGCCAGTGGCGCGAGGCGTGTTACCAGCTGCCGCGCTGGGTGTACGTAAAGGGCGTATTCAATCAGGGGCTGGATAACCGGCGCGGGCGTGAACTGGCCAGGTGCCTTAAGGGAGTCTGAGCACATGAAGAACATCATCGTGATGGTTCTTTTTTTTCTGGGGATTGTATTGTGGCAGTCGTGGAACCTGCACAACGCCTATCAGAAGATTCACGCACATGAGGCAGTCATAGAAACTCAGGGAAAAAAGCTGAGCCAGAAAAACAACCAGCTGATTGCCCTGAATATCCTGACGCAGACAAGCAGCCAGGCACAGACGCAGCTTTACGCCGCCGCTGAACGCAACGGCCAGCTGCTGCGCGACCGGCAGCGAAAGATTGAGGAGCTGAAACGTGAAAATGAAGACCTTCGCCGCTGGGCTGATACTCGCCTGCCTGATCCTATTGTCCGGCTGCGCCAGCGACCGGCCTTCGCAGGAGGTGAATCTTACCGTGAGTGGCTGTCCGAAAATCACCCGCTGCCAGCTGGACCTGGCAGCGCCGCGCACTAACGGCGATCTTCTGACCCTGCTGGACGAAGCGGAGGCAGCCTGGGCGGCATGTGCCGGTAAGGTCGATACCATCATCAGCTGTCAGGAAAAAGACGATGAACAAGCCGCAGTCCTTACGCAGCGCCCTGAATAAGTCCGTCGGATATGTGGCCGACAACCCAGACCGCCTGCACCTGTTCGTGGACAGCGGCCAGCTGGTCGCCACATCTGCCGCGTCCCTGTCGTGGGAGTACCGCTACACGCTGAACGTGGTGATCACCGACTTCACTGCCGACCAGAATCTACTGATGGCACCGGTGCTTTTATGGCTACGGGAAAACCAGCCCGATGCGCTGCAGAACAGTGAGGCGCGCGAAAGGCTGTTTTCGTTTGAGGTCGATATTCTGGGGAATGACCGCTGCGACATCAGTATGGATCTGAAGCTGACCGAGCGCGTGGTAGCAACCACTGTAGACGGTAAAGTCAGCATTGAGGCAATGCCCGAGCCGGACGCGCCGGAGGAAGTCTGGACGGTGAAACGTGGCTGAACTACATGAAGTGGATGCATGGCTGGCGGCGCTGTTGTCACAGCTGGAGCCTGCTGCCCGGAAAAAGATGCTGCGCGAGGTGGCACGCGACGTGCGCCGCATTCAGCAGGCAAACATCATCGCGCAGCGCTCGCCTGACGGCACCGCATGGGAGCCGCGCCGCGTCAGCGCACGCAGCAAAAAGGGCCGCATCCGTCGCGGCATGTTTGCGAAGCTGAAAACAGCGAAGTATCTGAAGGCGCAGGCTGGCGCGGACGCCGCTGAGGTTGCCTTTGTGCCGGGGGTTCAGAAGCTGGCCCGAGTCCATCACTATGGACTGCGGGACCGGGTAAGTCGTCGCGGCCCGATTGTGAAATATGCTGAACGTCCACTAATAGGAGTCAGCAGTGATACGGAGAATCAGATCCGGCAGATACTGTTAAGCTGGCTTGGTAGATGAAGCATTTGAACATTTTTTACAATCTAGAATTTGCTAACTCAGCAAAGGGATGTTCCTCTTTCATCCACTTTGCTAACTTACCTATTTGACCGCCTGCATTTATATACAAATCTGCTGTTCGAGGCGTTATTAGGAATGCCGCCTCACTAATAGGCCTATTAAATTTAACGGGTTCGTATCTGAATTTATATTTCCAAAAATCTATTGCCGCCAACTTAATCTCGATATTAGTTTCCTTGAGCTTACTAAGGGTTTTTCGCACTGTATCAAGGCTGGATCTTTCACCTAAAGTTACACATTTTATTGCTTCTAAAGGTAAGTTCATTACACATATGGGTAACTGTCCTTTTTTCGCCTTATGTGAAGTACAATCCCGTAAAGAACGGATTATTCGCCATTCTTTTTCATATGACCAAACTTCGGATTTAGAACACAGTTCAGATACTGGTATCGGATCACTTTCTAAAAAGTAATCAATGTGCAACTTTGGTCTTTCATCGACATAATTAACTTCGATAGCTCCTTTGAAGAACTCATGATTACTATCAAATTCAATTACTGCCCCTCTATAGCTATCTGCATAGTGTGCCCACATCAAGTGAGATTCTTCATTTTTACTTAAGCATAATATACCTATAGCTTCATTAAGTTGCTTGACTACTTTTCTTGAGAAAGAATCATTACAGTTATCATGGCTAAAGTCTCTATCAACGAGATATTTACTAATATCTCGACGAGGATGGAGCACATCAAAACTGAAGTTCCTTGCGCCATCATTTAAACCGTATGGATCGAAAACTTCCATTGATAATTCAAACGGGTCATTGAAACCACTTGGTTGAGTTAATCTGATAGACCCATTTAATATCTTATCTAAAGTTTCTGAAGTCACATATTTATAAAAAGACATTTGTCTCATCCTGTGCATCTGACGATGTCCTTATCTTGTGCCATTAACCTCACAATGGCAACAACATGAGATAGGACGATTTATATGTCACTTTCAGTTCATGAACAATCATTTGACCGAAATAATGCGCCTTATCACCAACCTGATCCGCACCGGCATTGTGTCCGAAGTGGATCCGGTTAACTGGCTGTGCCGGGTGAAAACGGGCGACCTCGAAACCAACTGGATTAACTGGCTCACCCTGCGCGCCGGTAACACGCGCACATGGTGGAAGCCCACCGTCGGGGAGCAGGTCATGCTGCTGAGCATGGGCGGCAATCTTGAAACTGCCTTTGCGCTGCCCGCCATTTATTCCTAAGCCTTCCCGCCGCCTGACTACTCGGAAGACGGCACCACCACCGTGTTCAAGGACGGCGGATGGTTTCAGTACGAGCCGGAAAACGGCCAGCTGCTGATAAAGAATATTAAAAGCGTGCGCATTGAAGCGGCAGACGGCATTCAGCTGATTACCGACGCGCTGGGGATAGAGGCCCGCCAGACACGGATCAACGGTGACACCACACTGAACGGCGATGTAACCCACGGCGGCGGCTCAATGAGTTCTAACGGCGTGATTGCTGATAAACACTTACACGACAAAGTGAAGAGTGGCGGCGATATGTCAGGAGGCCCGCAATGATGTATCTCGGCATGAACCGCAACACCGGCGAAGCAATTACCGACATCGATCACATCCGGCAGAGTATACGCGACATCCTGATCACCCCGGAAGGCAGCCGCATCGCCCGGCGTGATTATGGCTCGCTGCTGTCCGTGCTGATTGACCAGCGGCAGAACGAAGTGATCCGCCTGCAGGTGATGGCGGCGGTGTATGTCGCCATAAGCCGCTGGGAGCCTCGCGTGAGGCTGAGCACCGTAAACCTTACCAGCGATTTTGACGGTTCTATGGTGGTTGAGCTGACCGGCCAGCGCGATGACGGTTCGCTGGTTGCTATGTCTGTTCCAAAGGGGGTGAACAGTGGCAGTAATTGACCTTTCCCAGCTTACGGAAACAAACAGAGCTGGGCCGCGCGTGGCCACTTATCGAGGGCAGCGGGACGATTTACGGCATGTTCGTAATTGAAAGCCTGAGCCAGACCAAAGCGGAGTTCTTCAGCAGCGGCGTGTGCCGCCGCATTGAATTCACGCTAACGCTGAAGCGCACCGATGAATCGCTGGGCGAGATGTTTGGCAGCCTCAGCGATCAGCTGTCTGCCATGCAGGGCGCAGCCGCCACCGCCGCAGGTAAGGTGA